CCTTAGGGGACCTCTGGGTAGCTTCTATGCTACTTTTGTTGAAGGGCATCATGGGCACTAAATCGACGAGTATCTGGCTCCCCCAGACGACCTTCTTGGAGAACAGGAACGCTTTCTCAATAAGTGGACAGCCGCAGACTGTGACGAACGCCTATTATAGGCCTCCGATCAATCTGTTGCGTACGCGAACTGGGACTTCGTTACCTCACTACAAGGAGATCATTAAGTCTGGGGGGTCAGCGACTACGTCGTTCATAGGCTCAGATATGCGTGTTAAGCTTCGTGCAGGCTCTTATAACGTAACAGTTAATGAGGACCTGTACAATCCTAACACGGGGAAATATGAAATATCGTATGGGTGGGGCGCTGGCATGATCGCCAACGCCGACATCATTACGAATAACCCTTCTATTTCCCTTACTTCGGCAACCAACCAGGCTCGTTCGCGTCTACTCTCAGCAATCCGTCAACAGAACACCCATATGCAAGCGGGTGTTGTGCTCGGGGAGATGAGAGAAACCGTTAACGAGATCAGGAACATTGCCAACAAGATCGCTCAGCTTTTACCAAAGCATCTTAACGTGCAGAATAAGTTCTTGTCACGTTACTTTGGAAAGATGGTGATTGGACCCAATGGTTCGCCTGTGAGGGCAACCAAAGAGTTCAGTACACAGCGGTTGGACATGGTTCGTAAGAACCGCCAACCAAAGCGATTACCTCCCAAGACTTGGGAGGAGGTCAAGAAAGGCCTTGCTGACAATTGGCTGCAGTTCTCCTTCGGTATACGTCCGCTGCTCGCGGATTGTAAGGACCTAGGGGAGACCATGGCTCGGTTTTCGTATGATTCTATCCATACGAAGGTTCGTGGCTATGGTGTAGCGCAGCAATACAATTCCAGTCAATCCGTCAATCTTGGCGGACTATTTTTCTGCACGATGGTCGGAAACGACACTCAAACAGAAACCGCAGAAGTAATTCTGCGTGCTGGTCTTGTATTTTCCTCTCAGGTTGCAGACTTCGGTTCAGGACAGCGAATGGCGGACCTTCTCGGGTTTAATCTCGAGAGTTTCGTCCCAACTGTCTGGAACTTGTTGCCCTACAGCTTCCTCGTCGACTATTTCTCTAATGTCGGCGATTTGCTGAGCGCCCTCACGACGGACACATCTGCTGTTAGATGGGTTAATACCAGCGAAATACGTGTACGAAAGTACACGCGTAACGTTATAGGTACAGCCCAAGTATACAGCAATAAGGTCTCGACTGGAGGCGGCAACCTTGGTGGTTATGAGATAGAGCGCAGGCTCGTCTCGCGCTATGCGGATGGGATACAGATTCCTTTACCGGAATTCTCGATTCCCGACCTCATAGATAGCAAAGGTTCGTTGAACCAGCAATGGGTCAACATACTAGCGCTATTGCAAGGCGGTTCCGGAGGCCACAGGTGAGCGTTTCGTCCACTCTGTGATTATCCTCTTTCATCCTCACGAAAGCATAAATGACCGTTACGGTCACTTCGCCAGTTACCGGTTCTGCTCAAACCGGGTTTACCTCGCCGACCTACACTCACGTTTCGGATAACTATCCGGACACGAATGGTCGGCAGGTCGCCGTTACCGCATTGGGCGGCACCCAGACGGGCGTGACAGCACACTCTGTGTCATCGCCCTTTACCACAACGGTCGTACGCCCAAAAGCGTACAAAGTCTTGGGAAAGACTAATCCCGTTACTGGGTTGCTCCCGTCGGTACCGACGAACACCTTCAAGTTCATCACCCGAAAAGGCGTGCTGCCCTTGGCAGGTCAACCGTACTCCGTGGCGAGCATTAACTCCACAGTTACTGTTCCCGCGGGTTCGGATACCGCAGATCCGGCCAACCTACGTGCAATGTTCTCAATGCACATCGGTTCGCTGACCCAGGTTTCCGCCGGGTTTGGCGACACGGTCGTATCGGGTGTAATGTAAGCTAAGCGCAATGCTTGGCAAGCGTACAGCAGTCCTCTGCTTAGATCTGACTTTGGATGTCAGATAGTACGTTACGTTGCATCCAGCCCTTGTAGTTGGGCTTCGCTCAGCTAACACTAACTTTCATTGTTGAAAGGTTCCGATATGGACACGAGTACTGTTACCCGTTACCGTCTTTCCCTGTTCGTTCGTACCCGGAAGCCGATTTGGGACTTGTCCCCGACCGGTATCCAGGTTAAGAACGATCTCGACGTCAACATCGCTTACGCGGTGATTGAACGTCGAATGCTGGGGACGCTGGGAGAATCAGCTTACTATTGGGGAGTCTACGGGCTCGTCGATGAGGATCTGGGTCTTCTAGTGGCGGTACCTGCGTATGTTACGAAGGTAAAGCCGAACCGTAGCTTCAAACCATCGGAAGATGGTGTGGAGATTACGGTAGAGCAGACCCATCGCCAACGCAGGACCCATCCAGATGGAGGGATTCTTTCTCTCCGAATGGATATTGCGAAGCGTGCTCACCAAGTGTCAAAACTGGCATTTGGCAACCACAATCCTTCTACTCTTCCCACTCAGTGGTTGGAGGATGAGGATTTTCTGTTTCGCAAATCGAGAGTGTAGGCGGGGGCGATCATGGGCCTCATAAACCCTGATCTGCTGTCCGACCTCCTTCGGGAGGACCTCGGCCCTGTCGATGAAGTTATGTTAACCTCTGACATGACAATCGACGCAGCTCGGAAGCTCTGGCTTTCGAATTCCTTTCTCAAGAAATTTGAGGATAGGGAGTCCAATGACGCACATGATCTGGCTATAGCAAAGTTTCTAAGCTATAATCAGAAGTGCGCCTCTTTCGTCCTTCAACCCAAAAGGTTGTTTGATGAAGAGCTGATAGGCGGTGTCCGCACCGTCCTGGATGATTGGTTACACCCGAACGGAGTGCCTGCCGGTCTCTTCGACTTTACCGTTGAAGCTGAACTTGGTAGTGGGTCCAGCGTTGACACGGAAACGACGGCTTTTTATACTAAGCTGTTTGATTCGGGTCTTACGACTGCGAACGAGGACCTTCGTCGCCTTTATAGGGACTTTGCCGCGTTGAACCCAACGTGGCTGGCTGCCGAAGAAGCACGCCAGCTTAACCATGGGAATCGCGCAGTTGAAGGTAGTAAGATAACTACCGTTCCCAAGCAGTTCGATATAAAGCGAACCATCTGTGTCGAACCCGTCCTGGAGATGTTCTTCCAGCGAGGGATCGGCAACTTCTTGGAAAGAGTGATGAAGAAGAGACTAGGGTTAAACCTAGAATCCCAACCTGATCTCAACAGGGAGTTTGCCCGAGTAGGAAGTTTAGATAGTTCTTATGGAACCATCGACCTTCGATCGGCTTCAGATTGTATCTCCACCACGCTAATCGAGAGCCTGTTTCCACGGTATTTTGTGGATTGGCTCAAGAGAACGCGTTGCAAAACGGCTACGCTACCAGATGGTAGCCGTGTGGAATTGAGCATGATTAGCTCAATGGGCAACGGTTACACGTTCGCTCTGCAAACCATGCTCTTCGCCTCCATAGTTGTCACATGTTACCGTCTCAAGGGACGCAAGCCTATCTTCCGTAATAGGAAGGTCGGCCCACATCCTGAGGGGACGGTTTTCGGAGCAAACTGTGGTGTGTTCGGTGATGACATAGTAGTACGTAGTGATACGTACGAACTCGTCAAATCCGCGCTTACCCTGTTTGGCTTCGAGGTGAATGATGGCAAATCATTCAATTCTGGTGACTTCCGTGAGTCGTGTGGACATGACTACTTCCGCGGTGTGAACATCCGCGGAGTGTATGTCAAAAGCTTGTCCACAGAACAGGACTGCTTCTCAGCCGTAAATCGGCTTATCAGGTGGAGTGCGATTGCGGGGGTTCCCTTGGACCTCACCATATCCTACCTCTTGGGGAATGTCAGCTTTATGCCGATACCCTTTAGAGATGGAGATGATGAAGGTATCAAGGTCCCGTTCTCGTGTTCCAGGATTACTTATTACAGTATTGATACGCGGAATCCCCTTTACAGGGCCCGTGTGTCCATACCTAACAGTATCCCTTTGCCTGAGAGCGCCGAACAACTTAGCGAGAAAGCGTATCAGAATCTACCTTGTAGGCTTGCTTACAATGGTTCTGGTATTCTCCTATCGTTGGTTGGAGGCTTTGTTAGGGATGGCCGTATAACCGTTCGGAGTGAACGGAAACGGTCAAAAGTCCGACAGCGGAGTGTACCCTTTTGGGATTACATTCCGACGGCTGAAGCTGTTCAGCTTCAAGACGCGGCCTGGTCAGCCGCTGTCGTTAACCTATTCAACAGAATAGGTTACCCTGATGTAGCCTAAAGCTACATCTCCC